GAAGTTAATTAACTATAAAGAGCAAAAGAAAAATGCCCAATTCAGTTGTTTGCTTCCCTAATTAAGTTTTCGGACGGCCTCCCCCACATTTAATACTCTTGCCTGCTGCTCCGAGCGGCATGTGAGGAGCATGTCCGTGACGTAGCGAGCCTGCCAATAACCGTGTTTTTCGGGGTCTTGAAGTATATCAAAACACCGCATGGCGAGATAGTCAAACCTCGCCAGAAACAGTTGCCCCAAAAGTTGTGTAAGCTTGACTCCCAGCACAATGCCATTGGCATAGCTGTCAACGACTTCGTCGATGAAAGCAAGCAACTTGCGGTCCTTGATATACAACCTGTACTCTCTCTTGAGCAAATTGTGCTCAACATTCTGGAAATAATGGTGTATATCCATGGGCAAGCAATAGAATGTGTCTTGCTGTGGCGAGGTAAAGATGTCCTGCTTGATTATCTTATAGAAGAAATGCGTGCCACGCCCCTTGGTACCAGCTGGACTGTTGAAAGGAATCTTGGCTCTCAACTTATCTTCACTGGTGTGCATGGCTGCATGCTGAATGACATGATCGCCAACAGGCAACTTATTGACTATGCGATGCTTGGGTTTTTCAACCGGCTTGGCCTCATAGTCTGATGTATGCCAAGTCTGATGGGTATAGGCATTTAGCAGGGCTTGAAGATTTGCCTCAAACTCTGCCTCAAATGCTTGAACAGAGAGACGGGACTTCTTGTGTCGGGAAAAATCAAAAAATGCTTCACGAAAATTTTGCAAAGTCTCCACCTCCTGTGAAATGTTGCCTAACCTCTTCACTTGCTTTTTAAAATTTTATGTAAATATAAAAAAAGGTCGGTGTCTGTATAAATGTCGGTGTCTGTGTCTGTTGTCTGCTTTTCTAATGTCCTAACTTTCGACCGGATGACCCATTGTCATCATCTACTAGCTATTCTGCTAAAGTGTATGTTTTGCCATGAGGCAAGGCCTGACTCCCGAAATCTCTGCAGCTAAGCAAACTAACCTGCAGTATCTTGTTAAGTTGAGGGCCGCACCGTAGTTCACATTGGAATCCGAGACAGCATTGTTCACGTTGAGCGTCGAAAGACCGCATTGACCACCATTGTTAGCGTTGCCACCGCGCAAACACAAGCGAAAACCGGCGCAGGAATCACAGCCTGGTTTGAAAACCGCCTGCAAAGGTACTGAAAAAAATCGGAATGAAAGAATGTCAAAGAGCGAAATTTCAAAAAAAATCGACCGCCCAAGGGCGGTAGGGTTTGCTCGCTACGCTCGCAGGGTGCTCAGGATTGCCCTTGGCTCCGCTTGGGAACCTTGGTCAATCCTGCACACTCCTGCTCACGTCAGCACACCTCTGAACACTTTAGGCCGCCTCGTAATACACTGGTTCCAATGACCACTCGGATGCTGCTTCGCAGAGGGCCGCACCGTAGTTCACACGGGAACCCGAGACAGCATAGTACACGTTGAGCGCCGAAAGACCGCATTGACCACCATTGTTAGCGCGGCCACCGCGCAAACACAAGCGAAAACCGGAAGTAGCGCCTGACGTATTCCAAAAATAACTTGTCGAATAGGTTGACTCTGTAGCACCAATCTGCGTACAGAAGTTCTCCAGATGTTCCATCGACAAGGTCTTGATATATCCTTCACCACCGCCAGGTGACTTGCTCAACGCCTTCATGCCGGTAGCATTGCCGATAGTCCAGGAGCCGTAAATAGACGGAGCGACCAGGTGGGTCATGGTCTTGTCACTATTCACCTGGCAGAACTCATCATCCATCATTCGCCAGAGATTGCCGAAGCCGTTCTTGTAACCGAAGAAACATGGAATCTTGGCATTATAGACCGTTGTGCCTGCGTCATTCTTAACTGCATAGGTCGCTTCTCCACATGAATCACCAAGCTCAATGCCTGCACTCATTGGTGCAACTGGTCGCCAACCATTGTAGGCTTCCCAGTTCGGCATCTGCGTCAAGCCTGCTCCGAGTCCACCTTGGAAGAGGCCGTTGGCATCCTTGTTGGCATTGACTGCATCCTGATCATAATGAGTACCGAAGATGACACTGAACAGAATTGCGACAATGGAAGTATGTCGCATGGTTGTGCAAAGCCAACCCTTGCCGTTCTTACGCGCTGCAGCTCTGAACTGCTCTGTAGTCATAGCGGTAGCAGGTCTGCCCAGCAACGTATTGCTCTTGCCATCATAGGTAGCATTGTTGTCGCCACCACGGTAGTTAGCTGCATCGTTGATGTAACTAACCAGGCGTCCGGTACTACGCTCAATAGTAGCGAAGCCCGCTGCAGAAAGACTGCCGATTGGTATCTCGAGATTGTATTCACCTGGTATTGGCTTGATGCCGATCTGCTCATAGTGCAATCCGCCAATATCCTTGATGACAACGTAGAATTTTCTGCCCCAGCCCCACTGATAGTGACCTTCTGTACCATCCAGCCTTGCCGGTTCACCAGTAGCATACTTGTGGTGATCCTTGCTGTCGAGCTTTCTGCGGCTGTGGTCATTCTTGACCAAGTATGCGCCAAGTCCTAGGATGTATGGCAACTCCTTCAGCAATTCAAGTGAGCCAATGTATGATGCCGCCTTAGGCGTTGCATTGGCAGTATTCCACACTCGGCCGCACCAGGCATGCTGCCCGACTGCAAGGTCAGCCTTAAGGGCATCCATGCCGATGCTAGTGACATTACCATTTTTATCAGTCAGCAGCACGCTCTGGTTGCTGTTGACGGTTGTGACTTTAGTCACGGTATTGAATTTTTTACCTTCCATTTAACTATTCTAATTTTGTTTATTCTCTACTACACTATATACCCAAATTGTGTGACCATTCTGACTCGTGCCGATTAGTTCACACCAGCCATAAACTCCTATGGTAGCCTCTCTATTCAAGAAGAAACTGCTGCCTGCCGCCATGAATGCGTCCATTTCCTGCTCGCCCTTAAGTGTCGCTAGCGGTGTACTGCGCGTTATGATAGGATTGAAGACCACAATGCGCATGAATTCTCCATCGCTTAGGTGCGGTAGGACATAGGTACCACCACCTCTGATAAAAGAGCCATTGATGACACTAGTACCATCAGTAACCGTATTTTCGTTGTATCTCAGTCTTCCGACAGAGATATCACCCGAGACGCTAATATTCTGGAATATTCCTCCATTGCAGATAACTTTTCCGTCCTTTGCTAGGAACATCATTTTGCCATTTTCATCCTTCATCTCGATGACCTTGACTCCCAGGTTGTCAACAAGCTGATATTGACTCAAGATGATTTTGGCAATTACCATTTCTATTGGGCTGCCAAGCCTCCAATATTGGTTGTTTTGGTCCTCAGCGCTGCCAGGGAAGTTGGTCTCAGTTCTGATGTGACTCTTGATGCAGCTGTAATAGCCGGAGTTGTAGATAACGACATCTTTCCACTCCTCGCCCGATGCTCCAGACTCGAAGCTATAGCCATTGCCGCAGTTCGCCCAAGATTGCGGGCCACGGAGAGTTGCACCGGTTTCGCCTCTCTTGCCATCCTCGCCATCGGCTATTGTCTTGACAGGTATCGTATACTTGTATGTAACATTCTCGACTTTGACAGCGAAAGCTAAATTGGTATAGACATCAATATTCGCTCCTATCACTACAATAACTCTCTTCCCTTTGCCGTTGTTTATCACACTAGCCTTAACAGAGCTGGCATAATTAGATGGAACTTCCACACTGACAGAACAGGCTAATTCAACTCCTGCTTTGTAAGCTCTCACGTCAATAGCGTACGTGCCGGCAAATTGAGATTTTTTGTGGACGATGGTCGACATTGACATCTGTATGTTGATGGCATCCTTGCCAGCGGCTCCATCAGCACCCTTCACCTTATTCCATTCATAAGCAGAGAAGTCTTCAGGGTCTTCCTTCGTGGTGTTGTTGCATGTACCCATGTATGCATACTGGTCACCATCGCTGCACGATGTCGAGAAAGAATTATCAGAGTTGTCTGGAGTATTGCACCAGGCAATGTGATAATAATATTGCACGGCATCTGCACCATTCTTACCTGGTGTACCAGGTTCGCCCTGCGGTCCTTGAATCTTGCCCAGCTTATGCCATCTAGACCCCGTATTGTTGTAGATATCTCCATTATAGATATAGCATTCACCCTTCTCTGATGCCTGTAAGTTGTAGTAGAGAACATTACCAGTCTGTACTGACAAGCTAACTACAGTAGGGCTATTGCATCCACTTCCATGCTGCCCCTTCAGACTGCTAGCGTCTGAAGAAGTGTTCAACAAGACAGGATAGTCACCTGGGATAAAACACGTAGGGTTACTGTCAAGCGCAGCCTGCAGCGCAGCGCAATTGTCGTAGATAGCGCTTGCCTCACCTGTGATGCTGATAGAAGTACCATCTTTTCCGTCCTTGCCATTCTCACCAGGTTTGCCCTGCGGACCTTGCGGACCTTGTCCACCAGTACAGCATATAGGAGTAGTCTCAGTAGAGGTTCCATCTGTGAAGTAGATGATGGACTTTGTCCAGATGAATCTGCCGCTCACCCACGCTGGAGACTTACCCTTGGCCCATGCACCTCCGGTGATGGCCGTAGAAGATGTGGAAGAGTAGTAGCACTCCTCGATGCGGTCTATGCTCCTTGCTACAGACAAACACATAGGCGTGGACACCTTCTCATTGCCATCGGTGTAGTAGATGTGCGTTCGGCTCCAAATATAGTAGCCCTTGCGCCACTTTGGTGCTGTTGTCTGCCAGCCCTCTATCGGTGCAGTTGTCTGACTTGTTGACTCGGCATATTCCAAGTCAGCGTTGGATATGCCGACACCGACTCGGAGAAACCTAATCACTCTTGTTATAACACCCATGGCTATTTAACTGACTGAATTGTTAATGCTACGTTGCCGTATCCTGCGTGTATGCAGTCTGCTCTCGTCACTGCGAACGAACTCAGCTGGACTGTAGGCTTGCGTGATGCCTCTGTATTGAGGACAACGCCAGACCCGGACTTCAGAGTGAAATAGAATTTCGTATCTACCGTCTCCGACTTGCCTCTGACAACCAACCTCGGTGTATAGGTCACAGTACCATTGCCTGCCTCGTCCTCACTGATAGACTCATCGGCAGGTGTCGGGTTCGGCTCAATATCGAACGGATCCGACGCATCGATGACTGTAACAAAGTCGAATCCAAGAAGATTGTCCTTGCCCATGGCCTTGTCATTGTAAACCTCAACCATGTACTCGCGGGTGCAATCGACCTCAGAAGCCTTGACTGTAATGGTTTTACCGCTTGCTCCTGCAATCTGCTCCCAGCCAGTGATGCTGTTGGTCGCACGGTACCACTTGTAGTAGAGGACAGTCTTAATGGTATCATTGCCCTGCGTTGCCTTAGCCTCAAGCTGACAACTGTCATCCTTGTTGTTGAGAATAAAGTTGTGCGTATCATTCTCTGGAGCCTTGATGGTCACACGATAGGCTACGCCCGTATAGGGACCAACTGGTATCTCGTAGACAGCCTGTACACTATCGGTAATCTCCTGCTGATTGGATCTCTCTGATACCTTGCCGATCATCTTGATGTTGATGGCAGTATAATTGGATGCCTTTACCAGGTTGTTGCATATCTTCAGACCCCAGTAGAACTGCGATGCACTTGGTCTGATAATCTCAAAGAGACCTTCAAAGAGACCGGTTGATTTGCCTGCGCTGTTGAACGGTATCTCAGTCTCGTTGAAGAAGAACTGCATGGAGACTGGTGTCGTGACACCGTCTGCAGCCCTCGATGAGATGACTACGAAGTAGAGCTTAGGCTGTGACTGCGAGAAGTCGGGATAGACGGTAACGACGTCGCCGTTCTTCTGGTACTCCTGGTAGAGATCCCCATTAGGAGACTGGATAGACGGCGTGAAAGTGCCCATCTTCTGCAGGAACGTGATGTTGACTGATTTGCTAGCACTACTCATCCCTTGCCTCCTCTCTCACGATGAATCTGCTGTCTATAGCAACAGGCAGCTTGTTGCACACTTCGCCGTCCTGCTCCTTACGGGCTGTCTGGCCATCCATAGCGATAGCGCCAATCTTGGACAGCGTTTCCGCAAATATGATAGAATCCCCAAGCGGCAGGATGTCCTGGCACCAGAGAATGAAGTTGCCGTCTGGAAGTTCTGTTCTGTCCTCGGTCAGCTGGAGAAACTCCACGACCTTGCGGTTTGCCTTGATGTATCTTTCCATATTTTTAAAATGATTATTAGTGAAAAATAAACGGATTGCCGTCTGCATCCATGAACACCTTGCCGTCTGCATCCATGGCCAGAGCCAAAGGAGCCAGGTCTTTGACTTCCAAGGCAAGGATGGACCCCCTGTTCGGAACCAGCAGTTCTGTAGAAACACTCGGTGTCATGCCATGGCCTACGAGTACAGCATTCTCGAAGTGTACCGAATTATTCGGTGCCATCCACCAGAGCACCTGCAGTTCTCTTGTAGGGTCTGCAATATCGCCTATATTGTCGAAGATGGTAGCCTTTGCCTTGACCTGCTTGGTATCTGGCAGCACCTCGTCTACGATGTCAATCATGTCGTAATCGTAGAACGGAATTCTCCTGACGATGTTGACTATCTTGAATGGGGTTGCATCGTTGAGCTCTACGCTTGCCGGATTGCCTGCAGCAGAGTATCTGGCTCTGCATCTGATGCAGATGCGCTTGCCCATGAGAGAGCGGTCCAGCGTAACGGATGCACCATCATCGGATATCTTGATCTCCAGGTCATCTGCAGTAACTGCGGAGAACTGTCCACGACTCCGGAGAAGTTCCCAGACGAACTGGCGCTTGTTCTTGGCGCACTCCTCTGATCCGAGGCGCAGGGATGCATTGATGACCTGCTTGTCGGTATCACGGAGCGGATTATAAAAGCGGTCACCGCTTGACAGCAGCAGCGTCGGCTTGTAGATGGTCGCATTCTTGCAGTTGATGGAGTAGTCCATCGTAATATTGCGCACCTCGTTGGTTCGGGTGTCCAGGTACTTCGCCTTGAAGCGGAGCAGTATCGGCATCTGCGGTGCTGCGTTGATATACCAGAGCAGTTTGCCGGCATCATTGCCTGACGATGTGATGACATGCTTCTTGGGTGTCGTTACCAGCGCATTGCCCTCCACTCCGTTTTCCACTCTATACCAGGCGATGTCTGTCAGCTCGCTGTTGACACGTCCACTCGGGAGTATGCTATCTCGGTCAATGATGCTGATGACCGGCAGTAAGGCGCATGGCGTCAGCCTGTAATCAGGAGAATACTCATCCTGATCAGCATCATAGGCCTGTTCGAGCGGAACGCTGCCTGATACGGACTTGGAGTAATGTACCTGCAGAGGCGTGTACTTGATGTCTAATTTTTTGTATTTCATTGTTTATATGTTATTAAACACATTCCAGTGTGATGGAATCTTGGGCGACCTCATCGCCCAGACCATCACGAAGTGTAACAGTTGCCGTGAACCTGATCTTAGCCGGAACTCCCTCACTTTCGACGGAGAGGTCAGACTGTGTCAGGACGATTGCCTTGCCTGCCTTGGATCCGACTTCGAGTGCCCAAATGTTGTCGCTGGTTACTCTCTGTTCACCGGCCTTGTTCTCGGTGTATCTGGTCCAGGCTACGTCGCTGTCGAGGATATCTGAGGTAATATCCTGGCCGTAGAGCGTAGCAACGACAGTCAGCGGAGCCCGGAAGTTGTCGAAGTCATAGATAGTCTCGTCTTCGAGAAAGTCAATGGTGAAGGCAGGATTGCCCTCTATCATCGACCAGTCGGTATTGTTCCATCTTGGTGCGGTATGAGTACCAGTCTTCTGGCATCGCCACTTGCACCCTGTGTACCAAACATCTGATGTCTCGAATTTGCCGGTATCTGGATTGAGGGCTGAGCAGAAATAGTCTGCCTTGCCTGACCACTGTCCCCGGTCTATATAATCGACTATCGGCTTGCCATGGTAGTCGATCTGTATGATGTCCTGGGTGATGATGCCGGCTGCATAGAGATAATCCCTGCCCTTGACGATAGGAAGGTCGAGCGACTTGACGAACTCAGGCATGTCGCCGAAGACCATGCCGTAGTTGTAATCATCCAGTATCGGCTTGGTGACGCCCGTCAGCTTGACGATGCGTCCCTCGGAACTGGAGATGTAGAAGCAGCTCTGCAGCGACTCATCGGTCTGGTTACCATAACGGGCGATGTTCATGAGCTCGCATGGAGGGAAGTTCTTGCCTGCCGGAACATCGGCATCAGGATAGAGGGTGACCTCGATGTAATTCTTAACCGCATTGACGCTGTTGACTCTCATCCATGAGGTGTAGTAATCAGCCGAGGTGCCAGAATTGGCTGCCGAGGCGATGTTGTTGACCACTCCCTTGATGACGTTGCCCACATGCTGCGCCGTGAAGTATCCACTATACTTGGAGCGGAGGTGCAGGCCATAGCAGTTATCACCCAGGCTGTCAACGCTCTCGATGGTGTCGCTCTCTGTGAAGAAGGTGTCACCCTCCTGCGCTGAGAGGCGGTTGACAATCAGCTCCATGACCCGCATGTAAGTGCGGACGGTGATGCTCTCAACCTCTGCATTGCCGCTGGCATCGACCTGCCCTCCCTTGCCGTTGTATAGTCCGGACACGAAGTCACCGAACTGTGCACCCGCCTTGAGCTGCGCCATCTGCTCGGAGATGAGTCCACGAAGGAAGGTAATCATGCCCTCGGCTGCATCGTCATGCTTGCGGCTGAGAAACCGGTCTGATGTCTCATCGGCACAGAAGTGCAGCAGCGAGAGGAAGGCATTGCCTATGCGGTTTGCCGTGTTGGCCTGTAGGCGACGCTCGTCTCTGATGCCCTCGAAGAGGGCCTGAAGGTTGCTCTTGTCTAATTTGTCTGCCATTTATTTTTTTGTCTGCAAAGATAATATGCCGATGGAACCGATAAAAATACGCTCCCTAGAGGTTGCGTGCGGCTCCTATGCCTGTAAACATTTCCGTGATAGCTGATGCCATTAATCCCTGATAGCGCTCTCCGTAGAATTCCGCTTCATGCTCATTGAGCTTCATCACCGATGAATAATACTTGCGGCTGAACCAGTCGCGAGGTCCTTTAGGTTCACCACCGGCAACCCTGCCGCCCCATGCAGGACCCACTTTTTTCGGCTTGTCAAGTCCCTGCTCCTCTCGGTATTCCTCGCCGAGGAAGTTGAGATCTCCACCGTTGATGCGTTTTATCTTGGCTCCCTGACTCCAGCGGTACCACTCATGAGCCGGTCCAACGCCTGCAGCAACATAGATACCGTACATGAGGAAATTGTGCTCAATGGTCGTTGTCGAGCCCTGCTCGATATGCGCCTTGATGCTGCGGTATAATGCTCCAGTGTCGATGGTACGCAGCCGCTCCATGCGCTCACGCCAGAACTCGCCCATGGCATCAGCCCAACCATGCTCGTACTTGAGCAGGTCGTTTATGGTTGACTGGTCTGCCATAGGCTCTCGTCATACTGTATGTCGATAGGTTCGTCTGATGTGACCATGAAATAGAGTCCTGTAACGCCATTCATGGACCATCTGCCCAGCTCGCTCGAATAGACCTGCGTGAGGTCCAGGAACTCCATCTGACCGTCGTATGCCTCACGGCTCTTGTCGTGAAGCATGCGGCTGAGGAACTGGCGGAAGATATAGCGGCAGATGTTAAGCTTCTGCTCACGGTCTGCCATGTCCTCGCGGCGGTAGCCTGCCAGGATCCAGACGGTATAGACATTGCGGTCGAAGAATCCCTCTCCTACGGAATGGGTGTTGCTGTCAACGGTGTCTGACACCATGATGAAGTTGGATGCCTTGCGGAACTGCTGCATGACTCCCTGGATGGAATCAGGTCCGGAACACTCTGTTGCGACAAAATTATAATCTCTGCAGGTTCTGCATTCGGCAGCCAGCTGCTTGAAATATGCGATGGAATCGAAGTTTTTTACTGTCATGTGCTGTAATTTTAACTGTTTTGCCTGTTGCGCTCCTTGAACTCCTCTGCCTCACGTGCCTTGTTGTCAAGCTCCGTGAGGGCAGCCCAGCAGTCGGTATTATAGACAGCCTGCTGTTTGGTCACGTCGCCATCGGTGAGTGCCCTGATCTGCGCCTGCATGGCAGGAAGGATGTCCACACGGCGCAGCTCTCCACCCTCTCTTGCCGGTTTGAAGAAGTGCGTGAAGTTGGCGGCGAAATACTCCTTGACGCTGGAGAACCACATGAAGACGCCCAGAAGCTCATAAGGCTCAAAATGGGCGGTTTCATCGGCAGAACCATCTGCGGTTCTGTACATGAGGTGCGCCATCTTGCTGAGGAACTTGTCTTCCTGGTTAAGCATGAACAGCTGGTAGTTCTTCTCGATGTTGAGGTAATCGTAGAAGCTGACATCGTGAAGCATGCTGTCAACTGCCGTTAGTAGAACGTCACTTGCTCTCTGCAAAGGCCGAAAATCGGTAAATTTGTCGATGAAATCGAAGTTTTTGAGCAAGGAGAGAATCTCGACGCTGCTAATGTATAGGACTTTTCTCTTTGGCATTTCACCGGGAACGGAACAGAGCACGCTGCATTTCCACCCTGTACGGGTGTGCTTATGTACTTCAAGACCGCAGAATCTAACCAGGAGGTGGCATTTGGCGACAATCTTGTCCCTATTCGAAGATAAGATGTAGAGGACATAGCGCAACTGTTCCTCTGAAAGTTCCGCCCACGATGACGGCGCCTTGAAATTGAACTCTTGTGTACCATCTTTATGAATTAAAAACGAAGGCAGGTTTTGATTTTTCATTGTTGAACTCTTTGAAATGGTTAGCCTTATATGCCGATGAATCCGCATATATTGGGAATTTATCGAGATGTGCATCTAAGTATCTGAGCAGTCTCGCACGCTCGTTGGAGTATGCCGACAGCATGTCGTTGGCCAACATGATCAGGCAGCGGCTCAGCATGAGGCGCACGCTTCCTTCAAACTCATTGCCCTCTCTCACCCCTCTGACCAGACACATGATGTCATCCATCTGCTCGTCGGACACCAGCTTGCGCAGGGTGGCGTCTGCCTCCTGCATGGCTGCCAGCTTGGACATCCAGTCCTTGGTGGTCATGCTGGTCTGTCTCGTGAGATAACAATAACCCTCTATGCTCCACAAAACCGTCTGGATGCCCTGCTTTGCCTGTAGGGTGCTCCCCCAGCCTGGAACATCGGTGAGAAGAGCCATGACTGTGTCTTGAGCCACGATGAGGGCTATGCGGCATTGCTCAATGAGTGCCTCTACTCTGGAGGAACTGGCTGGAGTGACCTCATTGTTGGCCACAACGCCAAAGCCTGTAGGCGTGAGCACGAGGTCGAGGTGTCTGACTACGCCGAGGAAGGCATCGAGGCACACCGCCTTGATGACTGCTTCACGGAGGTCGTCGCTGGTCTCCAGTGCCTTCTCGCCTACCTCGCCCAGTATCTGCATACTGATCCGCTGATAGGACTCCTTGAAATGCGGTTCCACCGACTCGAACACCTCAGAGTGCGAGCTGGTGGCTGCAAGGATGCTCTGCTCGAAGTCATCCTTGCTGATCTGAATCTTCATTGTTGCCATTGTTTGAAACTATTGATGTCTGTTGATCCTTATTCTTGTCGAGTGTCGTGAGTTCTATCATCGGCACGTCTACGGTCACTCCTCGGTCGGCATAGCCATTGTAGTGGGAGATGACGTGATAAGGCTTGCACATGATGTCGTGGCATGCCTTCTCGAGCGACTGCTTGAGGATGAAGAGTTCGCGCTTGTCTGAGCCGGAATTGTTCATCTGGCTCTTGCCAGGAGTGGCTCCGATGAGGTTTGGATGCACGCCCAGCGAGAAGCAGAGGGCGTTGGATGCCTCGCTCATGTCGTCTGCCCAGTCGCCACCCTCCTTCTTGCTGCCCTCAGAGAGGTTGATGATGCGCACCATGCGCTGCTCCTTGCCGTTGGGGTCGAAGTAGTAGCCCGTGATGAGTGCCTTGCCTGCATTCTCCGGTCCGCATACGAAGTTGATGATGTTGTCTTTCTCCTGCAGGATGCGCTCCTTGCGCTTATCTGGGTCGATGATGTCCTCGTTGTTGCAGAGTTCCTCCCAGTAGTCGCGGTGCACCTCTATCTGTATGCGAGGAGCGGAGGTGTTCTTGATCATGTAGCGCTTGCCGATGCCGATGAGACGGTAGATGTCGTACCAGGCATCGTCGAAGATGCTGGCATAGTATGGTATCGGATAGTACTGCAGTCCGGGTGTCGGAATGCGAGAGATGATGGCAAACTTGCAGTCCTTGCCCATCTCGGGTGCCTTGCCCCTGATGCCGGTATATGGATCTGGAGCCTTGCCCATGCGCGCCATGAGGTCGCCCAGCGGGTCGTATAGGTCGAGCAGCGGGATGACTTCGGTGTGGACCGGCGACATGACGTTGCGGAAGTCGCCGAAGAAGACATGCTCAATGCGCCCCTTGTCATTGGGAACCTCCAGACGGCAGTAGGAAACGTCCTTGTGGCGGATGTTGACTATCTTGGAGTGGTCACGGCTCAGGATGATGACCTCTACCGACCAGAAGAAGAACTTCATGTCTGTTGCCTGCTGTAGGAAAACCTCGTGGATGGAGTTCTTCAGACAGAAGTCGCGGATCTCTGCGTCGGTGGTGTCCTGCTTGGTCTCCCTATCCATGAAGCGCACACCCTGCCCGTAGCAGCATTGGACATTGAACGCCATGGCTCGCTGCGCCACCATGTTGCGGCGCAGCAACTGCTGCAGGATGTATGGCATGTCGTTGTCATCGCCATAGTTCACATACTCGTAGAGCTTACCGCCCTGAGCTTCCAGGATGCCCGTGGTGGCGTCGCCCACCTCTCCGGAACCCAGGAAACTGGTATCCCGCCCATACTGCTGCTCGATGGTGGTGGAGTCTGTAACCCTGCTCACGCCCTCTGCCACGAGGGCGTAGCGGCTGTAGGAACCGCTGGCTCCCACTTGCTGAAGCTGATATTTTTTCTGTTTCATGTCATAAATATACTGGTAAGCCCAGGAACTGGTGAATGTAGATGTCCGGAACGGTGCGAACCTCGGCATTTGCCGGATTGACGAGGCGGTGGAATCCGCCACGCCAGCTGCTGCCCCTGACCAGCCATCCTGTATAGTCGACGGTCTCGCCGTCTGATGTCCACGCCTTCAGGTTAATGGTGGAGCGGTCTCGCTCTGCCTTGGCCAGGAGGCGCAGCACCTCTGTGAGGTGGTAAGCCGTGCGTCTCATCAGTTGAAGGTGTTGTCGAAGGTGTTGTCGAAGATACGGCCGGCACGCTGCAGGTCAAGCACGTTGTGCTGGCGCTGTGCGTATGTGTAGCTGAAGGTGTAGCGTGGCACGCTGTCGCGCAGGTTGTCGCGCTTGGACTTGGAGTCTGAGAGGGTGACACGCTTGCCCACCTTGGCAACGCCGCCGATGAAGTTGACCAGATATACCTCGTCTGAGCGGAAGAGGTCATCTGCCCAGTTGGCCATGTCCCTGCCCAAATAGCCCGTATCGGCGTTGAAGGTGCGCTGCTCGGTGATGCGGTAGTTAACCCTGATGCCGCCCATGTAGGCTGCATCGCGGGTGTACTGCGGGTCAACCTCGTGCTTGCCCGTGCAGTAGATGAGCTCCTGGCAGCCGAACGAGTTCGTGAAGAGCAGGGTCGGTGCCACGTCACGCTCCTCGCTGTCTATGATGAGGGTCATGGAGCGTGAGCCTGCCTCTACCACGTAGTAGAGGAGGTCGGTGCCCTCGGTCTCGAAACGAGACGGAGAAACGTCGATGGTGGTGTAGATGTCATTGCCGCCGACAGCTGGTGCGGTAAACGGTTTCGTAGATTTGTCGGCGTAGTGTGCGGTGACTGTTGCCGAGTCCTTGCCCATGTAGTGAAGATACTCCAGTCGCCCCATGTAGGTGGTCTTGTGCCCCTCCAGCAGGGTGAGGAAGTGGGTATTGAGGAATGTGGAGCAGTCCACGCCCACGATGTCTACGGTAGAATAGTAGACCTGCAGGTTGGCTGTCTGCGTATCGGTGACTGTTGCCGAGTCGGTGTCTCCGGAGCTCGGAACCTGTTGCTCGGCGATGGTGATGGTGGCTGTGACTGCCAGCCTCCGGCGTGCATAAGGACGGAAGATGTCGGCAAGGTCGCTCACGGTGACCTCTCCATCGGCAGGATAGAGATACTCATCGTAGATGATGTCGTCACCTATCTTGATGGTGACGAGCAGGCGCGTCTTGGCCGTGAGAATATCGATGTCGGGGATGTTCTCAAGGAAGAAACTGCCCGACGGAAGTGATGTGATGGTCATATATTATCTTTTTTTGTGCAAAGATAATATGGAGGGGATAAAAATAAAAATACGGCTGACTACCCTCACAGGCGGTCAGCCGCATCAAAGCTTTTTAGACTTTATAAAATTTTTCGTACTGCAAAGGTACGAAAAACTATTCATAATACATGGTAGGAATTGAAAATTATATGAGTTTTTAACTTAAGCCAGGCTATCCGGCTTGACAACTCTCTCCCATATAGCCCATGCCACGGTGCCGTCTGGCTGCGTGGCTACCTGGTAGTCATGCGCCTGCAGGTACTGGTTGATGGCTTCTATACTGACACCGCCCATGTCATCAAGTTCCGTGGCGATGTCCCGGGTGGTCTTGAAACTCTTCTTGTAGTCGAGACCGGTGTCTGCATCCTTCATAGGGAGGTTGCAGCGGAAATGGAAGTAAGCGTTGAGCAGATCCTGCTCAAACTGCTCGCTGTCGAAATAATCTGTATTTCTTGGCATAATATTCATTTTTAAAAGGGTGAAACTTAAATACTGTCTCCAGGGTGCAGGCGGTTCAATGCCGTCTCATAGAGGTCAACCCAGTAGCCCAGACGGGATGCCCAAAGGTCGTATTTGGTCTGAAGTCTGGTAACACGTATCTCCTCACGCTCCAGTTCTCGGAGATATCTTCCGACTATTCGGTGGCAGTCCAGATAGGCGCAGTATCGTGACTGGATCTTGGCGTACTCAACCAATTTGTACAGTTCCTTGCGCTTTCCTTCAAGCGCCCACCAGCGTCTTTCGAGCTCAGCGCGAATGCGACGGCGGCGGAAATATTGCAAGATAACGTCTTTCTTGACTTTCTTCTTATTCTTTTTCATGCCTAATCGTTGTTTATGGTTTTCCACTTGGCCAGAGTCATATTGAGTGGCTTAGCCTCCTTAGCCCCATATCGAAGAGTAATGTAGCGATGATCATACCATCGGATAATAGTCTGCTTGTGTGGCGCGTCATCGATGAAAACAACAGAACCCATTGTATTGTATTTTCTCTGAAATTTGATTTCCACCTTATGGGCGTTCATCTGCCTGCCTTCAAGAGCGAAGAACTTGCACATGACGATATCCTTGGCTGTCAGCTTTGCTGTGCGTCTTCTTCTACTTTTCTTCATCATGCTACCTCCCCTCCGAAAATGAAACCGCCAATCATGACCATCGCCATCACAGCTGCGAAACCAACCATGGTGAGCACAACCTCTCCATAGGTCACGGTCTCCTCGCAAAGGCAGGAGAAGGTCTCGCTCTTGGTCTTGGCGAGCTTCTTGATTTCACACTTGAGGGTATTGATACCCTCTTCAACGCTGATGCCTGCAGGTCTTACCTGCGCATCACTTAATAAAATTGAATTCTGCATAATTGCCATCTTATAAGCATTATAGACCGACCTTGATGTATAAATACAATGGTGGCGGTCACATTCACCGCTGCTTATAAGATGGTAGCTTTCCCAGCGAAGGGCAAGTATCTTACGGATCATGCAACCGCCATATTGTAAAGACCTTTTTCCCGCTGCCGGGAAAATGATACTTTATAGGCATAAAAAAAGCCCACGGCGTGAAGCCTAGGCGAAACAGTCGCCATCGCTGAGTAGATTACTACTATCTTATAAGCGATGGCAAAAGTACGAAGAATATTTGGAACCGCCAAAAAAAAAGGCAAGAATTTTTCAACTCTTGCCTTTTTTCTTTCTTTTTTATGTTATAAAACACATTATTCAGGTTTAGCGACCAAACCTTCTCTGATTTCTGAGTCTTTGCTAATTCTTTTGACCATAATATAATGCACAACGTTTTGAACAGCTGTGGTCATCTCTAACTTCCATCCACGCTTAGCCATATAATTTACAGCATCCATAGCAGTATTGAATTTCATAGGCTTTCCATTCTCATCCCATATAGCTTCAAAGGAGTGTCCAGAAGATACTTCACCAAGGTCTAGTTGGATTTTAATTTTTCCAATGCCCCAAGCATTATAAGCCATCATTGTACAATAGACAGGATACTTTCCATCCTCTGTTTGTACAACACTTTGCGCTTTAGCGCCCATAGTTATCAAGACGATAACCAACATTAAAATTATTTTTTTCATACCATGATATTTTAAAACTTCTTGCAAGGTAAGGAGAAAAAATGGAATGACCAAGGAAAAAGGGAAGAAATTTTAAAGAAAATGACTTTTTTATGTTTTAGAGCATAAAAACGAGGGGTTGAGGAATGAAAAGGAATCAAACGGAATCAAACGGAATGATTTTGCGGAATCATTCGGAATCATATCCAGGAATGACCGGAAAAGACTGCAAAAACGACCGGAAACGACCGCAGGATCTCCCTTCGTTTCTGCCACTTCGAGGAATGGATTCCTCGGAAATTCCCCGATTTTCCGTGCATTTTCCTCGAAAATTCCCCGATTTTCCCCGATTTTCCCCAATTTTCTCCGATTTTCTCTGAAATTCTCCGATTATTTTCCTAACTTTGCGGTGTTTTTACATTATAATATATATTAAGGTATGGAAAGAAAAGAGTATATGAACTTGGAGAAGCGCGTAACACTTCTCCAAATGACGGTAAATATTCTCGTTGTTATCTCTATTATTCATGGAATAGTGTTGATATTGCTGCAATCACCCCATCTAAGCGTGGTGCTATCCACCCTATTAAAGCAATTAAAATAGAGACGATAACACTTATCTTAGTCCATTTAAAGCTTTGCCTCTGCAGTATCAGATTCTCATCCTCTTTAGATTTCTTCTGACGGTATGGGTATCCTTCAATACTCTCCATTATCATTCTGTCGTAAGTCTGCATATACTTCACACCCTTGTCCAGTATATGCCACATGCCCTCAGACTCCTCGATGTAGCCCTCGTTGGCCAATGGTGGAAGGATGAACCTCAAGTCAACATCATCAAGCTGGTTGTCAACCATTGCATTCCAGAGCTGCGCACGTGATTTGTCGCCCTTGATGAGCTCACGGAGAATCAGGCGAGCCTGCCTGCAGGTCTCATTATCTTGTAATAATATCATTTATCAATATCAAATATATGTGAATAATAAGAAGTCCCCGGCACGGAATCGTGTCGGGGACGTTTTTGGTATTTCTGCGCCACAAGGCTATGGCGACTTTTGTCTTATGGGGAATGATAAGCCCCAGCCTCATTTTTATATTCTGTCTGCAGCTGCACGTATGCGGTTTGAAACCTCGCAGAGTGCGCCACGGAGCATGTTCTTTTCATCTTCGGTGAAGCCTCCCACTCCACCATTGCCATCGATGCCATCGAGCTTGTGATAAAGCCATGATGCCGACTTGCCGAAATATGTATGTGCTATCTCGCGCCACGACACAATCATCTGAATATCCTGGATGCGCTGCTTAACTGCGCTATCCTTGGTCTGCTTAACTGTTGCTACTGCTACTTCCATAATCTTATATTTTTTAATGCCCTCCCCGAAGGGAGGGTCTGTTGTTAATACTTTGTGTAATACTCAGGCGGCTCAATCATCTCATCGAAAAGTTGTTGAGCATACCATAATAACTGCGGGTTGCCCCTAGGAAAAGATTTTTTGTAATTTCTGATAGCTGCTATCAGCTCTTCCTCTTTGTCACTCACTAAAATTTTCTTCATATCATTATTTCTTTTAAGACACTGCAAAGATACTACAAATTTTCGTATTATCCAAATATTTACTACGAAAAAACGTATTATTAAGTAAGATTTAACATTTTAGCCTTGAAAACTTGCCTATATGTGAATAATAAGAAGTCCCCGGCACGGAATCGTGTCGGGGACGGTTGTCAAAAGTAACATGTACCCTTAAACCAACTCCAAGTTGGCAATCTGCTGACTTATATCTTTAACAGCACGATTGAAAATCTTCTTTTGTTCCTCATTCAGCGAGTATACCTGCCCACGTACCTCGTATCCGTTAAGGCGCTGAAGCAGCCACGCTGCGCTCTTATGAAAATACTCCTTGGCTATGTACGAAATAGGCAGCAACTTGTAATTAGCTTCTCCCATCTGTGCACGAAGGCACTCCAACTCTATCGTTGCCTTGGCAACTCTCTTCGCCACAAAGTCGGCTACGAATTCCTTCTGCTCCTCTGTAGCATTATCTTTTATCCATGCATGAATCTCATTCATGCGCTTTTGGCTGGCTTCATCCTTGTTGCCTGCCAACTGGCTGTACTCAGCCATCAATTCCTTAATCTTATCCATATTTATTTATATTTTGTACTTAAGAACCTCCCCCTAAGGGGAGGCTTTAAAGGTTATTTACTTCTCTTTTTGTAGAGTTTAGAAAGGTCATCGAGTCTCAAATCAATCTGCTTGTCGAGGTCGTTAACCAAATCTGCGAACTTCATCAAATCCTTGATTTCTTGTTCTTTTTTCTTAATTTCCTTTTCTAAATCATCCATTTTCAAATTTTAAAGGGTTAAACATGTTACTTATCTCTTTTGACACTGCAAAGATACATAATATTTTTATTATAACCAAATAAAACATAATAAATTTATAATGTTTAACCCATTTTTAACATTTGGAGACGAAAAAGCCCCCCTTTCCGCTTAAATCATCATTTTTTAATGATGTCAAAAACGGTCCTAACCTCTTTTTCTCATCATTTTTGAATGATGTCAAACAATGTTATTACCTCTTTTACCCCGGAATGCAATGGAGGGGTCGCCCGAAAAATGGCGCGTTTCTTGTGGCAATTCTGCAGGAATTGTCATAAGTCGCCATTTTTCGGGCGGCAATCGGTTGGAAACCGATTGCGAAAATTGGTGTTTTGCACCAATTTTCCACGGTCATTTTTGCCAACTTGTTGAAAATCACGGATTTTTGAAAAGTTGATGCAAAAAAGGGCGTGCCTTGCTGTAAGCATAGCCCCCACCGCCCTACGCTCGGAGGCAATTGCCACGGCTGACTGGAGCGGTATATGTAAGGGATTTTTCTTGTGGCAATTGCCCCTATCCCCGACTGCTGCCCCGAATTGCCATCGCCCCCGCTACTCTATCCCCTTCCCTTCATCCGCGGTTATCAGCAAGTTTGCAAGCAAGTGAAAGGGCAACGTGTTCCTCTCACGCTGCCCCTGATGTCTATAGTCTGCCCTTGTCGTGGTAGCTATAGAAGCTTCCATCTGCTACTATCACATGGTCCATAAAGAAGATGCGCATGATTTGGCTAGCCTTGGCTATCTGCTGGGTCAGCACATCGTCCGCCTTGCTAGGCTGCGTGTTGCCCGATGGGTGATTGTGCACGAATGCCATGATAGTTGCGCCGCTCATAACTGCCTCCCTCATGAGGATACGTATATCCACGGAAGTCTCTGTTATCCCTCCCTGGCTCAGCTTCACGCTTTTAATGAGTCTGAAATTTTGGTTCATAAAGATGGCTTGTGCCTGCTCTACCTTGAGGTCTGCCATCTGCGGAAGCATGTAGTTGTATATGGCTAAACTGCTGCCCATGTCGGGCTTGCTGCCCAACTTCTCCACTGCCCTGCGCTTGCCTAGTTCCAAAGCTGCGAGTACTGCCAACGCCTTGCAGTCGCCTATTCCCTGCACCACCTGCATTTCGTCCATGGATAACTTTGAAAGGTTACTCAGGCTTCCGTCTGCGATATTCATCAACTGCCTTGCCTGGCTTAGGCTCTCGGTGGTTCCGGCTCCTCGATTGATAATCATGGATAACAACTCAGTGTTACTGAGAGTATCAAATCCGTAATTAGCCGCCTTGAACTCCGGACGCTCGTCTGCTAGTATATCATTGTACTTCTTCATATTACGCTACTTTATTATAGTTATTATTTGTTTTGTTTATCTTAACCCCCTGTGGGAAACATCTCTTAGAACGTGCTACGGCTTCATAGAAGCCGTCTTCCATCTCCTGCAGCACGCCTCTGTTGCTTATCGGGTCGTGGTGAACTGTGCGAGCCAAAAAGATTTCTCTCTCCACATAAGCGCCTGCCGCCTCCAACTTGCTTCTGAAGTCCTCGATGGTCTTGCCGCTAGTCAGCAGGTCGTCGAAAAGAATAACCTGCTTGCCCTTGAAGTACTCGCCATCTACCGAAACATGATAAATATCCTCGTTAACAAAGTGGCTGCCTCCGTTGTGGGTTGGCTTGCGCTCGCCGAAGATGTGAACGTGCTCGTTTGCGGTCACGATGCCTGCTGCATTGAGGATGGCTGCGAGATAGCCGAATCGCTTGTTATATTTCCATTGGGTGCTGCATGGAGCAAAGACTACAACGAAGTCCTCTAAGATACTGCTATACTGCTTTGTAAGATAGCGAACTAGCCACTCAGCGCAGATTTGTACCGCCTCCTTGTCGCCTGCCTTGAAGTCGTAAACGAAGCGGTTGTTTGCCATCTGCTGTGCCTTGTCAACGCAAAGGTTGAGATAAGCGTTTGGAACGTACTCGATGAAATAATTCTGTCTCATATCGAAAAAATTTATAAAGTTTGAAAATTGTATTCTGGTAATGTTTGGGAGTCCAGAGATTTTTCCCACTCCTGCTGTGGAGTATTTTTTTTAATTGCATTCCGTTCAAAGCCCGGTGTGCCCTTTCGATTTTTCCTGTGCTTCAAAATGCGCTGGCAGAGGCAAACAGGTGTGGGGTTCTGTGTTGACAAAAGGTAAAGGTTTAGTGAAACGTGAAGAACCTTTGGCTTTTGTTAACCCAGGTTCATACACAGGTTTGAATCGCCAGCAGCTAACTTTGCACAGGAAATTTCGGATGGGAACACATGACGGGCGGCGGAGAATGCAATAAAAAATGTACGGAACAGCATCAAACAACCATCGCCCAAAAGGCGATACCGCTTCTGCAGCAAGATTGAAAAACACAAAAAAAGGCTACCAACTCTCACGAGCTAGCAGCCTCTGATAAAATAAATAAAAACTTAAAACCTAAAATTATAAACTAAAAAGAACGAAATATTCTATCGAGGGTAATAGTTGCTCAAGCCTCCCGTATAGAGGACGGTCTGAGGGAACTTATCAACGCCTATGCAAACGGTATCGAAGGCATCGGAGAAGTCGGTGCGGTTCTCCAGCCTGTCCTCGTCTGTCTCCACGAGTTTTTCGCCTCGCTTATCCTTGCCGTTGTTGTAACAGCCGGCACTCTCGATGGAGATGATCAGATCCTCGTTGTTGTCCTGGTTGATGAGGACCATGTGGCGCGCATGACCTTTGAACATGCGGTCGATGAGCAACTGCTTCTCAAGATGGTTCATCGGCTTGCCGATGTAAACCTCCGTAACGAGCCATCCATTGCGTCGGAGCACCTTGGTGATAATCTGGTAGAACTTATCGTTGTGGGTTGCATAGGAGTTGCCCACAAAGGTGGCATCGTAGTAGAAGATGACTCGCTTGTTCTTGAGATATTTGTAATAATCGCAAAAGTCCTGAGCGAGCTCAGGCAACTTCCGGTCATACTTGACATAGAATGAGTTGACGATGCGCAGCTTGGTATCGGAACCCACCTGCCCGACTACGAGACAGTTGATGTTGTTGTTGGCATCGCTGCCGATGACCAGCGGTAAACCGTCCTCCAGGTCGCCATCCATGCGGCAGTCTGTCTTGTCGTGTTTAGGGTCGAACTTATACTGCAGGTCATTGAGGAACCTGGTGTTCGGTGCCGTATAGAAGTTGCGATCTTCATCAAGCCCGGAGTAGAATCCATCCTGCGCGATGCCGACATGCTGGCACATGATGCTCGTGAGGAAGGTCATCTTAGGCAGATCTCGCTTCATTTGTTTGATGAAGTCCTCGCCCAGAACTGCGAGGTTCTGAATGCTCGAGCACCTGGAATACACCAGGGCATAGGAGCGGAGGGAGTGCAGAACCTTCTCGTATTTCTGCACCTGCGACATGTAGTAATCGTACCGCTCTGGGTGAGCAGCCAGCTTGTTTCGGATGCTATGCAGATGCACCAGTACCGTCTCGAGAGTAGCAATCAGCTCCTTATCCATCTTCTTCTCCCACGACATGAACCAGGAACCTTTCTTTGTTGCTGAAGTATCTGAAGTAATGGTCAGACCATGGTGGAGGCAGCAGTCACCGAACAGCTGCTTGTTGCCACGGTTTGCCGGAAGCGTCTCATTGTTAAGCTGCTCCCAGTCGATAAACTTCGCCTCGTCGATAAAAACATGGTCGAGTGAGAGGGAGTTGGAGGTACCGCTGCGGTCCTGAGAGATGATGTTGAGGTAGCTGCCATTATAGAAGGCTACGGTATTTTCCCAGTTCATGGGCTGGAAGTGTGGTTCCTGCCAATGCAGCGCCTTCCATGGTTTCTTGCCCACTATGTAGTGGATATCGCGTTTGTAGCCCCACTCCTCGAGATGCACGAGAGCTGAAGGAAGGATGTTGGTCTGGCATCGCTTGACCGATGGTGCCACCATGCCCAAGCATGAACCTGGCATGTGCTGCACGGCATAGAGGATGCGGCCAGCCTCGACCACACCCTTTCCGGTACCACGCCCCCACTCGCAGACCAGCGTCTTGGGCATGAGCTGCAGGACGCGCGACTGTTCGTCGTTGAAAAATAACTCCTTAGGTCTTGCTGTCATCATCTGGCGGAAGTTCTTCGAAGTCAGCATCCTCGATGTCCGGCATCGAGTAGCGTTTTTCCATTTTCTTGATTTTCGCACGAAGATTTGGTATCTTCTGCAAACCGATGACTGACGGATCATCCGTCATGCGGAACTCTACAGGAACAATCTTGTCGAAGGCAAGTTCCGGCTCATCAGGCGTGTCGGTGCGGTTATTCTTGATGCGGTTTTTCTGCATCTGGGCTAGGGCACGGAAATCCCCTGCAGCCTTGGCAGCCTTGCGGTCCTCGTCTATTTCCTGATTGACTTTCCATCGCCAGAACTCCTTTGAGGCGGCATTGAGGTTGCCGAGCATGACCTGGCAGAGATGAATATCATCGTATGCCTGGGTCTCGCTGATGCCGAACATGGCCTTGTCCTGATCAACCATCTCCCTGACGGTAAAGCGTGGATAGCGAAGCCAGAAGGCGTAGCAGCCACGCAGCCGCTCCACTCTCGCCTTGACGATGGCAGAGATGTGAAGTTCCTGAAGCTCATCCTCGTTGAGAGGCATGTACTTCATGTAGTCATCAATGTTGACTGGTAAACTCATATCTAACTGAGGTTAGCCATAATCTGCGAGAGTTGCGACATGATTGACTGGTAGGCTCCTGGAGAACCTACCTTGGCGAGCGCTATATTATTGATGCGTAATTCGTTAGCTGTCTCCGCTAAACCTTTGAGGTAGCGGTGTCGATAGGGTGAGCGCGGCTCCTGCAGCTCCAACTGCATGGCCATGGCCTCGTCGGGAGGCAGTTCCATCATGATGGGTACCTCTTCGACCGGTGTCATGGTCTTTGCCAGGTCATAGACCGTCTGCAGGTAAAGTTCACTCTCTTCCAGATAGGGAAATTGTTGTCGTATCATCCAGCAAATTATTTAGCATGTTATTGAGATTGAGATAGACATCTCTGTCAGTCGTGATGAACGTGCACTCTGCACGGTCACCATAGGTCTGATTCTGAGATGTTATCACGGAGACTAACCACTCGCTGTTAGCAACGAGCATGACCTTGGAGTGGTTGAGCGTCAGTCTAACAGAGTCAAAAGCCTCTGTCATCAAGCGACTTAGCTTTAAAGTTTTACTTGAAGCTTTAATGTCTGCCACTAACACTGAGGAGTTAATCAACCCTCGCTTGCGAAGGTTGATGACTCCACAGAGGAAGGCATCGGATGTGGAGAAGGTGGTGACGGCAATGTGCGCTGCACCTGTCTGCTCCAGAATCCACCCCAACAGCCCAAGGGTGTGAAGACCTTGGCCAAGGAAGACCTGCGAGCTACTCTGCTGAAGCGGCTTCAGGACTTGCTGTATCTGCTTCGCCCTCATCTGTAACCTCCTCTTCTGCACTCTCTGGCTGTTCCTCGCCATCGGCTGAAGCCTGCTGCTCCATGGTGATGCCAGCCTGCTGAAGCTTGGCAATGGTATCAGCGGTTATCTCTGCCTTGGCAGTAATGAGGAGTTGCACACGCTCATTCACCTTGGCACGCCACTCGTCAGCCTTGGCTGTATCGCCAGAGTTCTGGAAGCCTATAACCTTGTCGAGGTTCTTGGTGATGTAGGAACGAGCGTTGCTGATCTGACCTGCCGTGATGGCAGCCTCAGTCTTGGTCTCAGCCTGTGCCTGCTCATCATCCTCACCTGGCTTGGCGTGGTCGTAAACATCCATGGCCTGCTTGTATGCATAGTACTCTTCCTTGAGCGTATGGAGCATGCGCTTGAAGTCCTCGTCTGCTGCATGCAAACCCTCGTATCTGTCACATGACATGTCGTATGCCTTGCAAGCCTCAAAGTGTTCCTTGATTTTCTTCCACAGAGCGCAGTTATTTTCCCAAATAGCCTGGATGTTATCAGGCAACTGGTCATGGTCTGCTCGTTTGCCCTTGGCTACGATGGCTGAAGGCACGATGGAATCGAGGTTTTCTGACTCCACGACCGGAAGATGAGGAGCTAGCTGCTCTGCAATCTTGTCTGCTTCTGATGTCTTGTCAACCGCAGTCTGAAGAACTGGCGTGACTGCCTTGTCATAGTTTCGGACATCATCGATGGTCATGCCTTCGATGCGATAGTTGAGATGCTTCTGCAGCTCATATTTAAGCAACTCGAGTTTGCCCTGAGGGTCAAAGTTGATGAGCTGGTAGAGGTGGCGGTTGTTATTCATCTGAAGGAGGAGCAGCGCTCCCTCCCTGATGTTGGCATCGGTATGCTCGCAGTCAAACCACTTCTTTAACTTTTCAGTGAATTTCGGATCATTCATAAAAATGAGAAAATTAAAATGGCGAGGCGAGCTCATGTAAGCATCGCCCCGCCACCGATTGTAGTTATTCTGGAAATAAAGTACCCTGTGTTATTTCTGTTCGTCCTTGCCTGAAGGTTCTACCGTCACTTGTTTGCAGTCCTTGCCGCTGATGCTTCCATCAGCAGTTGTAAGGTTGCCGAAATAGAATGGAGGCATGGTCTCGCAGCTGACAGAGATCTCCAGCGTGGTGTTGGTCTCGTCTGCAATGCCTGCACCTGATGACTGAGAAGGTGTCACGTCAACCTCGAAGGTCTCGTCACCGAACTGGCGAAGCTTGCCGTTGCGCTCAGGTACCATGAAGATGCAGTCATCGTTGAGGAGGATGGATGCCAGGGCTGAAGCTTCCTCCTCTGTACCTGGGAGGATGAGAGTAGCCTTGAGGTTCATGGTCTTGCAGCCATGCTCACCCTGCGCCTCTGGCGAGAAGGAACTCTTGTCTGTGACGAAGGCTACCTTGAACCAGACCTTATCTGCCTGAATGGTATGGCTATCCTTGATGACGAGATAATCCTTGAGTGAAGTGGCAGCCTCCTTCTGCGGCTCAGCTAACTTGGTGATGTAACGTCGTGGAATGAAGAAACCGAAGGCTCTGACACCAGGCAGTCTCTTCTCTCCAGGACACTTCAACACATCCTCATAAAGGTCTGCGGTTGAAGCACATGTTTTCTTTGTTGCCATATATCAATATATAATATAATGTATAACCATGGACAGCTATCCCTTACTCAGAAGGGATAGTGTCGTAACCGAAGAGGATGCGTTCCTTCGAGATCGACTCGAACTGAGTACCGAAGTACATGGTTGCCACGAAGTCAACCAGGAAGTGAGAGTCAAGAGATTTCTCTACGCCAAAGTTCGCCTTGTCGCCCTCGACGGCCAAACCGATGAGCATGTTGCTTCCTGGAGTGATGATCTTGTAGCCCGCAGGAACGTTGTCAAGACCCACAAGGGTGCAGTTGCTGGCTCCATCCAACTTGTTGTGGTTGAACTCATTGTTCCAATTGACCGTGCCGTACTTGTCTCGATAACAGCGGCGGTAGAGCGTGAGTTCATGGCTGTTCATGAACATGTATGTACTGATGCCTTTCAATTTTTCATCGGCAGCATCATAGAATCCTTCGATAGCATCGACAGCGTTGACACCAGTCATCGCGGTTGTATTGAAGAGGTTGCCCTTCTCTACTGAAATCGCCTTGGCCTTGATGTCTGCATCGGAGATGGTCTTGAAACCATCAGCGAGGTCTGCGGTACCAGAGCCAGCTGGGTTACGCTTCATGGTGAAGAGGTTCTTGAAGAGTGCCTCACCTATCTTGCCTGCCAGGAACATTCCAATCAGTTTGGTGATTGGCTGGTTTTTGAGCGCATCGCCCTGGAATACGTTGGTGCCATAGATAGACTCACGAACATTATTTGGCTCAAAAGGCTTGACGCATGAACCAAGGAATGTCTCCAGGGTACGGCCTGTGATGGTAACGCCATTCTCATCCTTGCGAGTAAGAGAGTATGGCCCGAGCTCCATGTCGCCTGCGAGCTCTCCGACAGTCTCCTTGCCACGAACGCCCACGCGTCGGCTCATGAATTTTGCAGCCTCGTCAAGAGCGCGTACCGGCATCTTAATGATGTCCTTGCGGTACTTCGCGAAGCTGGTCTTCAGTACATCAGGAGTAATTTCAATTGTATTGTCTAAAGCTGCCATTTTTAAAAGATCTGCTTCAAAGCTTTGAATATTTCACCATCGTCAACGTTGTCAACCTCCGGTGTGACGTCATCATGGGTATTAGAACCCGGTGCGCCCTTGAGATCCTTGATCTCCTTATCCTTGTCCTGGATATCCTTGTCCTTCTGCTCAACCTTCGCCTTCAGGTCCTTGACCTCCTGGCTGGCTTTGTCGAGCTCAGCAGACTTGTCATCCAAGTCCTTCTGTTTCTGGGCAAGAGCATCCTCGATTTTCTGCATCTCTGCAGCGGCGAGAGTAATTTTCTCATCGCTAACCTCAAAATCCTCCTTGCGATTGAGGAGGGTCTGAAGATTGAGGAATTTCTTCTTCATGTTTGATATTTGTGAATTATTCTTGAACATATCCCTGAGAGAGGCGGCAACCTTCTCGAGAAATGTTTTGGATGGCTCATCAGCGGTCGCTCCCGTCAATGGCGGCAAACCCATGTTGGAGCAGAAAGCGTTGGTGAAGCGCTTGGAGAGATTGGTCTGACGCGTTTTGTCTTCGTCATCAAGGTCTCTGACCTCATCTACGAGGCCCAACTCTAAAGCTTGCTCCGGACTCAACCAATTCTCCTTGCCCATCTGCTTCAGCATCTCGTCGCTGGACTTGCCCGATCGCTTGGCATAGACGGAAGCGATGACCTTGTCAATGGTGTCGAGGTCGTTGCGCTGCTTCTGCCAGAGTTTGATGATTTCGTCAAGCTTCTCCTTGTTGGCAGACTCCCATACCGTGACTCCTGTGGAGGCATTGTGAATGAGCATGGTGCTGCCGACTGACATGTCAACATGTTTGGCGCCCATGCACAAGACTGTAGCGATGGAAGCGGTCATGCCCATAATGTGGACGTTGACATGTCCATGGTCCTTGATAAGTTGATAGATGGTCAAGCCCTCATCAACATAACCACCCGGCGAGGAGACGGCAATGTCCACCTCCTCGTCAGGGTGAGCGTCAAGGTAGGCCTTGACATCCTTGGAACGTGTACCGTAGGTGCCCGACCACCAGTCGTAGCCGGCTCCGATTGTACCGCATATCATCATTCCGTATTTCATGCGCTTATCTTTTTTGATGCAAAGATAATATGGCAATTGCCAACTGAAAAATACGTAAATCAGGCTATCAACGGTGCTTTTCGGGTGCTCCCCCACTGAACCGTGTATTCGACCATGGCTGAAGATGCAAGAGAATCGGGGTGAACGTCTGACATATTTATAATAGGATATGGACGTTCCCCGTTGCCGATGAGATAGCGCTTACCCTCAATGGTGGTGACCAGATAGGCGTAGATGCCTCTCATGTCCAGGTCATCACAACATGTACGAAAGGTGAGTTTGTGAGTGTAAAAACGCTCGCCATCCTCGGTTTTGTCTGTAATTTCCAATTTAGCAGGCTTCTGGCACTTCACGACTGGCCAATCTTTGCATCCTGGAATGTCAAATGTGCGGTTGCCCAGAAGTGTATCAAATGGCAACTCTCTGACTGGTATGCGCTGCACTTGACAGATATAACTGAGTCTTTTCATAAGCTGTGAAAAATTTCGCGTCTGTTCGCATCTGTACGCACCTGTTCGGTGTTGAACAAAAACAGGGCTAGAGTAGATGAGAATTATTTAAGAAAAATCGTCTTTTTTACATCTTTTAAGATTAAAAAGATTGATGCCCTTCTCCTGATAGGATTTTCTCATGCGATACCATTTCATCCTGATTGTCTCTGCATATTCTATATCGATGCCCTGCTGCACGCACCAAGAACGGAAGGCAGACATCTTCTTGCACGACATGTCATTGAGGTCTCCGAGGTCGCACCACATGTTTAAACGGAAGAGGTCATTGATGCTCTCGGTGAGTGCCTGCTTGGCATGACCGTTGAGAAAGTTGTAGGTCTCCGGGTTCTTGGCCTTAGAGTATGGTATGCAGATGGCAACATCTCGCTCACCAGGTTTCTCAGGTTGGTTGTTGATTGGGCGCTTCGTGATGAACCGACGCAGAACAGCATTCTCGTTGCTGTTGACCGGAAACTCCACGGGGTCGCCGAAAGAATGGGTGAGCCATTGTTTCAGGTATGGCTCGACCTCGACATAAACTACGAATTTGCTCATATTTCTGTAATTAAAAACACCGCAAAGTTAGGAAAAATAATCGAGATATTCCTATGTTTATAGGAAAAAGTTATCTTTTTCATGCCAAAATTCCTTGTTTTTAGGGGAAAAGTTGCATTTAAAATTCAAGGAACCCATTTTGTGGCAATTCAGTTGTGGCAATTGTGGCAAAAATGTTAAGTGCTTGATTACTAATATTATAAGTCTTTTCTTATTGACACAAATATATAATAGAATTGCCACATTGCCACAACCTTTGCCACACTTCTCCTCTCGTTGCCACAAATTGCCACAGAATTGCCACAAGTACATTCGCCCTTAACTCTCTGATTATCAACGTTGCCACAATTGCCACAAATGCCACATGGATTTTAAGTCGTGTGTGTGATGTCGGTGAAAACTCAGTGACCTTCTCGGCACACTCCCCTATAGACACAAAAAAAGCCCCCAGAGGAACCACGTTCCCCTAGAGGCTGCTATCGATATGATCTAAACAAAAAACTTATCCATACTATAAGGGCAAAGACTGCATGCCATTGGCCTTCAGCTCTGCATCTGTCATGGCCATGGGATCCTTGGTCTGTGCCTGCTCACCATCAATCTCTGTATCAAGGTCGATGCCATATCTGTCTGACACCATTGTATAGTCAAAACAGAGTGGCCTATCCTTATAATATATCTTTTGACGGCCTGTGATGTTGCCATTGGCATCTGTCTTCTCGATTGTCTCCGGCAAACCGTTAGGTGCGAACTTGACAAATCGCTCCGGGTTCTTGGTAGCACCATAGAAGTCGGCTCCAATCTGAAGATAGTGCAACAGAGACTCCTTAGGAAGGAGGTTCTCATCCATCTGACGACCCAGTTTGCGGTAAACCGCCATGGTGATGTCCTTGCGAATCATCAGGATGCTTTTAGGCATCGCCCAGTTATCAATCTTGAGTTTGTTGGTTGCCAAAGTGCCGCAGGTCTTGATTTTGAAGTCCTGGTCTTTTTTGAGCTCGCCCATCTGGACAGCCGCATTGACAATGTTCCAGAAGCCAGCCACTTCATCGGTGGTGTTGCACATGCTGTTCTGTGTCTTGACTCCCTTGACAACAACTCTCAACAGGTCTTCGTAGGTGAAAGGAAAGTCGATGTAATCACGGATGGCCAGGAAAGCAGCCAACGGCACTTTCCAATTGGTCATGATTCGGTCTAGGATGCTCTCACCATCCAAACGCTCCTCCAAATCATCAGATGCCTGTTTCCAGGCATTGCCGAAGCAGGATTGAAACTGCTCCCTGTGCTTCAGCAGCTGAAGGGTGATGTGGGTGGCACCTATCTGGCGCATGCGCTCCAACTCCTCGAAGTTCTGCTTTTCCTCTCGACTATGCTCACCCTTGTCAAAAGTGAGATAGATGAGTCGGCTGAAGAGGGCGATATCTGCAGTAGGCATCTCCTGGCCAGTGAGGATGATGCCAGAGTCAACCTTGGCCTGCACGAGCTTCTTATCCTTGTCCATGTTCATTTTGGTGCGACCTATACCATTCCACAAGTCCTTGAGCCACTCCACCTTGTTCTGTGTGATGGAGTTCTTGTACTCATCGATGTGTACCAGAGCGTCGCTAACTCCTCCGACATAGTCGGAGAGTGCGGGCATGGATGCGTTGGTGATAGACAACGGCTCATACTTGGTTTCATATTTATAGAAGAAATTCATCAACGTTGCAGCGAATTCTGTCTTACCGCATCCCTTCGGGCCAAAGGCATTGAGGAGCGGAAAGGAACGACTCTTGCTGATGACGATGTCCCGGAAGAGTGTGGCGACATAGAAGCACAGCCCCACCTTGGCGTTGTCGCCAAAAACCTGTACGACCTTGGCAAAGAAGTCTGACTGACTTGTCGGGTTGTCAACCATCTTCTCATGCCGGAACTTCTTCTCACTCACATATAATTCGCGGCTGTCTTTATTGAGCTTGCTCATGGCCGGAAGATAGAACTTGCCTGCGGTCAAGCGCAGGATGCCCATGTCATCGATAGGCATCCAGGAACCATCCTCGATGGCTCCGTTACAGAATGCGTAGAAACCCTCCCGCTGCCAACCCAACTGCTTGATAGGGTCTGCGGTCTCTGTAACCCTGCCCAGATAACCGAGCAGTTTGATAAGTTGCTCATCACGGGCCATCCAGACATAGTCACCGATGCCGAAGAGACGCTTGCGAAGCGAACTGGAAGAGGTAATCTCGTCCATGTTGAGTTCGATGAGACGTGCTGGCTCATCACTGTTATTCTTGATTTCGAAGAGACGGACAGGGTTAAAGTCATCTCTGATGTGGAAGAGTGGCTTCAGCTTGAAGTTGGACCACTGCACTTCACTGCCCTCCTTGTTGTATGCCCAATAGCAATTGTCGTGTTCGGTGAAGCCGAACTCACTGAGCATCCTGGCATCGCCCTTGCGCTCAGCCTCCTGCTTCTCAGACAATTCAGCAACTTTGGCACGCTTCAGTGTGTCCATCCACTCCCTCCTGTGCTTGTAGGTGGAGATCAGTGTGCTGAGGTAGCTGTTCTGCAAGTCCTCATCCCTGATCATCATGAGCAGCGAGCAGATATCGCTGATAGCCTCCAGCCTATCCTCGGTAGTCAATTCCTCTATATCCTCCGGACTTGCCCAGTATCTGCGGCGGCAGTACCAGAAGACAAACTCCTCCTCACGCATCTGCGAGAAGTGCCCCTTGTCAATAATCCACGAGTCTGGATCCTCCTTTTTTGGAGCCGGATAATCAATCGGTATCTCCCTGACATTGACCGTGAAACCAACCTGCAATGCAGCTCGGCCATTGGCAAAGACATTGGCTGTTCCTGCCGGGAACTCATTACCTTGTTTAAGTTCATCGGCATCGGGGATGAAAGTCACTCTCTTGCTGATGCGGTAGAGTTGCTTCAGCTGGTTTTCGGTCCACGACCCACCGAGTGATGCCACTGTATTGAAAATACCGATGGACTGCAGTTTGAGCACATCTGGAGCACCCTCAACGAGATAGAACTTATCTTTTTGACGCGCCTCCTTCTGTGCGAAGTTGATGCCAAAAACCGATGTATCCTTGCGATAGACGAGACTGTTCTTGAGGTTGAGGTACTTGCAGACATCCTTGTTATCGGACATGGTGCGAGCCGTGAAACCTATGACCCTGCTCATTTTGTCATAAATAGGTATAGTATAGCGGTCTCGCAGCATAGGAAACATGCCACGTTCACCAGTGCCTATAAGACCTACCTGCTCCAGGATATCGAAGTCCAAGCCTTTGTGCTTGGCCCAGGCAATGAAGCCTTCTACCGGTGCATAACCGATGCCAAAAGTACCGATGGCATCCTTGCCCCATCGCTTGCAAACAGCCTCACGTGCCTTGATGGCAGCGGGATTGACCTCCTGAATGCACTCTGTGAAGTAGCTCTGCGCATAGCTGAGAGCTATGCGCAGGGACTCCTGCTCCTTTTGCTTCTCCTCTTCCTCCTTGCTTGGTCGCCACTCGTCCTCAATCTCCTCGTTGAGATATTTCTTGGCGAGTTCCTTGCAGGCAATCGGGAACGGAAGTCCATTCTTCAGCTTGCGGTAGAGGCTGATGACGTTGCCGCCTGAGCGGCATGCGCCAAAGCATCGCCAACAGTTCGTGCCTGTGTCCACATAGAATGATGGAGTATTCTCGTTGTGGAACGGGCAACAAGCCCAATGGCGGTTGCCTTTATGGGATTTGAAGTCAATGCCTTCACTCTCGGCTACTTCCAGAATGGAGACATCACTTATAATGCGATCAACTATCTCTTGTTTAATCATATCTTTATATTTTTGCTGCAAAATTAACTAAGAACTTTCAGAATAGAAAGTACTAAGATAATTTGCGCATGATCTTATCAATGTCAACATTGACATAGTAGCGAATCTGACGCTGAAAAGCGTAGTCTCGCTCCATCATTAACTGTTGGAGGATGCCCTTATATTTGCCCCCCCCGTTTATCGAATGCCGCTCTAATCTCACGGTCTGTCCAGAACTTAATCCTAATCCTCATAACTTTGGTCTCTTATAAAATATGCATAGAACAATAAATTTGTACTCCACGTAAATCTTAAAGCAACTGCACCAGGAGCCATTGATGCAGTTGCGCTTGTTACAGCATCGATGGCAAATCATAGGTTCAGTTCATGAACTACCTTGATGATGTCTCTTGTTGACTTCAGCCCTAGGCGCTTGGTCATCTTGCGAAGCTGTGCTGCCACCGTGTTCTTGGATTTGCCAAGTTTCTGTGCTATCTCTCTGGCTACATAGCCCTGAGCAAAGAACTTAGCTACCTCTAGCTCCTTTGGAAAGAAAGGAGTCTTCTGCTTTGGGCTGCAGACAATGTTCTCCCTAGGGCATATACCTCTGAGAGGACAGTTGACCTTCTCCAGGTGAAGAATGGTACCATCGACATCGAAACTTAGTGTATCGTTGGAACCCAGGTTGCAACGGATGAAACGCTCTGTAATGAGGAATCTGTAATAGAGTCTGTTAGGCTTGCTCTTGGCGTATAAGTCTGCCAGGTACTTATACGCCTCCGGGTAAAGTCGGTTAATCAACTCAGCCATGTGGTTAATGATATCCGGGTACTCAGTACCGTAACTGAGCACCTTGCCATCATGGCCATAGAAACACACTTCTCCTTGTGGAGACACGAAAAATTCTAATTGCTTTTCCATAAGCTTTGATCTATAACTGTTTTTACTACCAAGAGATCTCTTGGGTTGAACTTGGTCCTGCCGGTCAACTTCTGTTGCACAGTATTGTAGCAGAAACCATACTTTGTCATGAGAAACTGAATGAGCTGACTCTTTTCCTTCTTGGAAAGAGTCGCATAATAACCTTCTATGGTTAATGCTCCATTTTTAACTTCATTTTCTTGCATATCTCGAATGGTTCTTCTCAAATTTTAGTACAAAGCCCCAATTTTTATATGAAGGAGCAATATTTTTGAGAAAGTTTAATATAAAA